ACCACCGAGGACGCGGCACGGGTCATTGATGATGCGTGCTACGGCGGTGCGAGCAGCCCGCAGGAGATCGCCCAGGCGCTCGCGGACGCCGGCCTGCTCGCCACGGCCCGCACCCGCCCCACCCGCGAGCAGATCGCCGCCGTCATCCACCACGACGGCTGGGAAGTGCCGCAGGGCTACGAGGACAGCCTCGACCCCGAGAACTGCGCCACCTGCCGCGACGCACTCAACACCGCCGATGCGGTGCTGGCGCTGCTCGAAGGTGGTGGGAACCGATGAGCCTCTACTACGACGGCCTGCCCATGACCGGGAGCGGCATCGACGACTACACCATCACCGCCCCCGTCACCTGCCACTGCGGCTACGACAACGACCACGACATCACCATCCACGGCCACACCGGCACCTGGGCCTGCCCCACATGCGACACCGAACACGAATGGCACAACGAATAAACACCCACAGCCACCCCCCCCCACATCCCGCACGAAAACATGGCTACGTAGTACGGTGCCACGCATGGCCATCAAACCCACAGACGCCACCCTCATCCTCGCCGCCACCGCCCGCACGACCCGCTTCCTCACATCCGACACCCTCGGCGGCTGGCTCATAGCCGACCCCGCACGAGAGTGGGCGCGACAACGTGAGGCCCCGACGCGGGAGCAGACGCAGTGGGTGGGGGGACGGTTGGAGCGTGTGGCGGTCCCGACCGACTTCTCCCCGGACCACGGGTGGCGGTCGAAGCTGGTGTCCGGGTTGGACTGCCCCTACTGCGTCGGCACTTGGGTCGGGTTCGCCGCGATCACGTCCTACCTGGTGGCGCGGCGGTGGCCCGCTACCCTGGCGGTGTGGCGGTTCCTGGCCGCCGGGCTAGGCATGAACTACGTGATCGGGCACGTGTCTAGTCGTATCGACTGACGGAGGGCACGATGGCACTGTATGGACCGGCGGCGGCGGCGGGGGTTAGTACCGCGTCGATGCTCCATCCACCCCCGGTGAGAGCGGTGGGGTCACCGAAACCGATGACGACGCTGTTGGCGTCGGCGTCCCGGCTCACGTCGGAGGCGTTGAAAGGGCGCCGGTGGTCCGCGGCTAATCAGGACTGGCAGGAGGACGCGTGGGACATGCTCGACCTGGTGGGCGAGCAACGATTCCTCACCAACACTCTCGCTAACCGGCTGTCGCAGGCGCTGCTATACGTGGGCCGGGTCGGGGACATGCTTGACGGCCCGGAGGCGGTTGAGGACCCGACGATTGCTGGCGTGCTGGACGCCCTCGGCGGGTCCGCGGTCGGACGGACGCAACTGCTGCGGCGCCTCGCGGTGAGCCTGTCCATCGCGGGGGAGGGGTGGCTGGTGGGTATCCCCTCGGGCCTGCTACCGGAGGAGCACCGGACGCAGGAACCGCGGGCCGACTGGCGGCAGGGCGATGAACTATTCCTGGACGACCTTGAGTGGCGGATGCTGTCGACGTCGGAGGTGTCTACGACGGCGCAGGGCACCGCGAAACTACGGTTGGCGGAGAACGTGACCGTCGAGGCGTCCCCCGACGACCTGTACCTGATCCGCGTGTGGCATCCGCATCCGCGGCGGGCGTGGGAGGCCGACTCCCCCACCCGCTCATCCCTGCCCGTGCTGCGGGAACTGGTCGGGCTGACGATGCACATTAGCGCCCAGGTTGATTCCCGGCTCGCCGGTGCCGGGGTGTTCATCGTCCCGGCGTCGGCGTCGAAGGCGATCAAGCTGGCCGCGGGTAAGGCCGAGGATTCTAACGACGACCCGTTCACGGACGCGCTCATCGAGGCAATGATGACCCCGATTAATGACCGGTCGAGCGCGGCGGCGCTCGTGCCGCTCGTCGTCACCGTGCCCGACGAGGCGACGGACAAGTTCCAACACATCAAGTTCGACTCGGGCCTCGACGCTGAGGCCCGGGAGCTGCGGGACGAGGCGATCCGCAGGCTCGCCCTCGGGCAGGACGCCCCACCGGAACTACTCCTCGGCACGGCCAGCATGAACCATTGGGGGGCGTGGCTGGTGCGGGAGGACGTAGTGAGCACGCACATTGAGCCGCCGCTGGCGTTGATCTGTGACGCCCTGACCACACAGTATTTGCGGCCCGCGTTGGAAAGCCTCGGGGTGGCGAACCCTGACGAGTACGTGGTCTGGTACGACGTGTCGCACATGATTACCCGGCCTAACCGTGCGACCGACGCGCAAACACTGCACGATAAGGGCGTGCTATCGGATGAGGCGCTGCGCGTCGCCAACGGGTTCGATGACACCGACGCCCCCCAACAGGTGGCCGACCCCGCTGTTGAGGTCGTGCTCCGGATGATCGGGCAGGCCCCGTCACTGGCGAGCGACCCGGGTATCGGGCCCCTGGTTGAGCAGGTGAGAGCGGTCCTCAACGGGGCGCCCCCACCCCCCACGGTCACGTCACCGGACGCGCCCGCCGACGGGCCCCCGGCCACCGACGGTGACCCGGCACCTGAGCTTGCGGCCCGTCCCGTGACCGGGCGGGGTGTGGCCGCCGCGTTCCTACCCGAGGCGGGTGAGGCCGGTGAGTGAACCACGGGTCCCGTCCCCCTGCCCTGTGTGTGGGGCGTACAGTCTCGCGCCGGACGCCCGCACCTCGGCACTGCTAGCGGTGTGTGACGTGCTCGTCCTCAAAGCGTTAGAGGCGTTAGGGAAGTTCATTGTGCGCGCCGAACGGTCCCGCTACCGCACGCTCGGCACGAAACCGTGGCATGTGGCGCACACGCTATGGCAGCCCACCGACACGCAGGTCGACAAAGCGTTACGGTCGGCGTGGGACGTGGTGCCCGCGATGGTCGACACGCACGGGTTCGGGCCGTCCCCGGTGAAGATCACTACCACCCTGGACGATTACGTCCACGACCTCGCGGTGACGGGCACCCCGCACACGCTGGGGGAACTGAGGTACCGGTTCGAGGCCCACCTTGGGTTACCCGTCTACGCGGAGACCACCCATGAACCTATATAGCCCCGGCACACAGTTAGCAGTGCGGGACCGTATCGAACGGGACATGGAACGTGAGGTGGCCCGCGCGCTGGGCCGGTTCCTTGCCGACGCGAAAGCCGTCGCCCTCGAATCCCTATCCCCCGGGGCGGTCGTCCCGTTCTCCCCAACCGTGCTCGCGGACGGGTGGGAGGCGTGCGTGAGGGAAGCGGCGGGGGCGGTCGTGGACGTGCAGACGGAACCGGAGGAGTACGCGGAGGTGGTCACGGTCCTGCTCGATTCCTCGATCCCTGACACCGTGTACGCCTCTGTCGAGGCGGTCCTCACCCGGGGGCGGGACGCCGGGTGGGACCGGCAGCGCATGGGTAGGGAGCTGAGGGCGGCGCTGGACCCGCACGTCGGCGTGACCGTGGACGTGCCGGAGGAGGTCACCGCATCACTGTCAACCCGGGGCCGCACGATGGGCGCGGTCGCGGCGGGTGTCGCGGTCGGGGTAGCCACGTTGTTAGCGGCGCGCCGGTTCCAGCGGCGGGCCCGTGAGGCCCGCGTGCCACGGCAAAGGTGGGTGTCACGGCGTGACGGGCGGGTGCGGCCGACGCACGTGGAGGCCGACGGGCAGACCGTCGCGGCCGGGGAACTGTTCATCGTCGGCGGGTACGGGATGAGGTTCCCGGGTGACCCTGCGGGGCCGCCGGGGGAGCGGATCAACTGTCGGTGCAATCTGGTGGCGGTGCGTTAGGTTGCTGGTGACGGCCCGGGCTTGACGGTAGCCTGCCCTTATGGGTACACGACGGCAGCACTTGACGAGCGGACGGTTAGGTCAGTACGCGGTGCTGGCCGACGATGACACGACCACGCAGACCCCGGCGGCCGCCGAGTGGGAGGGCGTCATCGGGGTTGAGGGCACCCTCACTGGTGACGGCAGGCTTATCGAGCCCGGCGCGTTACGGTGGGAGACGCCGTTCCCGATTCGGATCGTGCGTTCCGATGTGGGCGGGCACGACGGCGCCGAGGTGGCCGGGACGTGCACGCACCTGGAACGCCGTGACGGGGGCGTCCTGTGGGGTCGCGGCCCTCTCGACATGGGTGGGGAGGCGGGCCGGGAGGCGTACCGGGTGCTGGAGGCCGAGGTGATGAACGGCATCAGCATGGACCTCGACGACGTGGCCTTTGAGATACGCGTCGCCGGGGAACTCCTCGCAGACGGCGAGGCGGGGGAGGGGCCACCGGCGGAGGACGTTGATGAGGAGGGCCGGGTGACCGTCGTCAGGATGGACCCTGATGACGAGGTGATGGTCACGACCGGCGCACGGGTGCGGGCGGCGACGCTGGTCGCAATCCCCGCTTTTATTGAGGCCCGGATCGGGTTGGCCGACACGGTGGCCGCGGCCCCGCCGGTGGAGGACAGTGACGAGGTGACCGCCTCGGCCGCGCCTGTCCGCCCGCCGCGTGACTGGTTCGCGAACCCGCAACTACCCGGCCCAACACCGTTCACGGTCACACCCGAGGGCCGCGTGTACGGGCACCTCGCCCTGTGGGGCACCTGTCATGTCACGCACGCCATGCAGGGGGAATGCCTGGAACCGCCGTCGTCTACCGCCGGGTACGCGCATTTCCGTACCGGCGCGGTGCTGTGTGATGACGGGACCGAGGTCGCCGTCGGCCGGGTCACCGTGAACACCACCCACCCGGACACGAGGAACGGTCGCATGACCCCCGAGGCCGTGACCGCGCATTACGACAACACGGGCGCGGCGGCCGCGTATGTCGCGGCGGGGGAGGATCAGTACGGAATATGGGTGGCCGGGACGGTGAAACCGGGGGCTACCGACGCACAGGTGGACGTGCTACGCGCCTCCCCCCTGTCGGGGGACTGGCGGCGGGTCGGCAATAGTCTGGAACTCGTGGCGGTGCTCGCGGTGAACGGCCCCGGGTTCCCGGTGCCCCGCCCGGCGGGGCTGGTCGCGTCGGGCCGGTTGGTGGCACTCACCGCGTCCTCGGGGATGCTGCCACCGCCACGTGCCGTCACTCGCGACGACGGGGGGGACCGGCTATCGGATGCGGATATCGCCTGGTTGAAACACATGGCCGCCCGCGAGCGCACCCAGCACGCAGACCAGCTGGCGGTGCGGGTGAGGCGCGCGAAAGCGGCGGTCGCGGAACGGAAGGTGCGGGCCTTCGCGGCCCGCCGTCACGGGAGGGCAGAATAATGGCACGGTGTGGCGGGTGCGCTAGGAGGCGGCCGCTTGGGGCGCAGGACCCCCACAAGCCGCAGGACCCCCGCAAGCCGGGGGAGGCGGGTAAGGAGGAGACGAAGAAGTCTCCGGCGTCACACACGACCGGGCGCACACAGTCGTTTGCGTTGCAGACACCGGACGGCAAAACGAGGTATTACGGGTCCCGGTTGGAGCGGGACGCGGCGCGGGTGCGTCACGGCGGCCGCATCCTGTAACGGCGAGGGGGGTAGGGTGCGGCCATGGCGCTAGGTTACGGGAAGGTTGTTGGCCGGATCGTCCGGATCGTGGGGGACGGGTCCGACGGGGATCGGCTGCCCGACATCGTTGGCGCAACATCGGTGAGGCCAACATTCACGCCGGTGACCTCGACCCTCGTGTCCACGTCGCTTGATGCGATTGCTACCGCCGAGCCGGTGACGTGCACCGTCGATTCCGATGGTGTCATGCGCGATGAGCAGGGTGAGCCGGGCGTGTGGCTGCTGGCGGGTGAGCACCGGGTGTCCGGCGTCCCGCTGGTGGACCGGATCGTTGTGACTGAGCAGCATACGGCCGAGAACCCGTTAAACCTGCGTGAGGCTGTCTCGTACACGCCGCCGCCGCATACGACGGTGCAGACCGTGGTCATCCCCGCCGGGGGCGCGGAGGATGAGACGCTGGTGTGGGTTGATGGGAGGTTCGAGTGGTATCCCATCGAGAATCTGAGGGGGCCGAAGGGCGACACTGGGGAGAAGGGCGACAAGGGCGACAAGGGCGACATCGGGGAGCGGGGGCCGCGCGGGTATCAGGGTGAGCAGGGGCCGCGCGGGTTCCGGGGCGACAATGGCGAGAAGGGTGACCCCGGCGACACTGGCCCGGAAGGGCCGGAAGGGCCGCAAGGCCCGGAAGGGCCACAAGGTCCGGCGGGTGCGGACTCTACGGTGCCCGGCCCGAAGGGTGACAAGGGTGACAAGGGTGACAAGGGCGACCCCGGCGAACAGGGACCTCCCGGCTCAATCCTCGACACCGGGTGGCGAGACATTACCGCCGAACTGAACGAGCGTGTGCACGGCGGGGCGCTCATGGTGCGCCGAGTAGGAGACACCGTGTTCTTGGGAGACCCGTCAATCTTCGGCGTCACTTTCGGCAACCAGGGGGCGTTCTGGTCCATGCCTGTCGGATTTAGGGGGACGGGTGTGCAGCAGGTCGGGATGACTATGAACATCTTGTCCGGAGAGGTCAAGAGTGCGGCGGTGAGAGCACGAGCGAATGACTTGCACGTGCTAAAAACGCCGGCAGATGACAACGATTTCAGGTGGACGCCGGGGGGCTGCTACCACACTTCCGACCCGTTCCCTGATGAGGCTGACTGGCCTGGCGTAGCCTATCCCTAGCCGCGTCTCCACCACGACGTGCTACCCTCACCATTAGCAGTACCCGGATGGCGTATAGGGCCTCGGGACCGGCATGGCATGCAGGGCCTCGGTGACAACCGCACCAACTGTCACCACGGAGGACACCATGGCACGCGCCATCGGCCGCATCGCACGCCTCGCAACCCAGTACGAGGATCAAAGCGAACAGCTAGAAGACGACACCACCTCGTTTGAGGTGCCCGAAGACCTATCCACCCTCAGCGACGACGACCTCGCCGCCCTCCACGCCCAGGCCGTCGACCACTTCGACAGCCTCTACGGTGACGGGTCGAACCTGTCCGACGAGGATGTCACCACCCTTGAAGCGCTCACCGAGGGCATCGAGGTACTGAACGCCGAGGTCGCCGTGCGGGAGGAGCAGGCCGCCGCCCGCGCCGAGAAGGCCGCGGAACTGGCTACCCGCGTTCGCGGTGAGGACGAGGCCGAGGCACCGGCGGCCGAGGGGGACGCCGAGGACCCTGATGAGGGTGAGGCCACCGAGACCCCCGAGGCGGCAGCCGAGGACCCCGCCGAGGAGGCCGTTGAGGGGGAGGCCGTGGAGGAACCGGAGGCGGTTGCAGCCTCCGCGCGCCGCGGCCCCGTCCGCGTCAACCTGTCCGGCCGGGGACGGCGCCACGAGCCGCGGGAGGAGCCGGGCGCCACCGGGGTACGGTCGGTGATGTTCGCCAACGACGCCCCGGGCCTGCGTGACGGGCAGGGTATCGACTTCATGGACGCCGCCCGCGCCCTCGACCGCCGCCTCATGGGCTTCAACACCCAAACGTATGAGACGGCACGCCGATCCGGTCGGGCCCTACGCGAGCAGCATTCCCTCGTCACCATCCGTAAGCCGTTCAATGATGATCAGGTCATCAAGAACAGCGACCCGGAGCATGTGGCCGAGGTGCTGGCGCGGGTGACGGATGAGCGCAACACCCCGCAGGGGGCGCTTGTCGCGTCCGGCGGTTGGTGCGCCCCATCCGAGGTGCTGTACGACAACCTCCTCGAACTGGAGTCGCGTGACGGCCTGTACTCCCTTCCGGAGGTCGGGGTGAACCGGGGAGGGTTCCAGTTCACGCGGGGGCCGTCGTTCCGCGACATCTACGACAACACCGGGTTCTCGTACACCGAGCAGCACGACATCGACGGCACCTACGGCACCGACGCCACCGGTGAGGGTAACGGCAGCGAGGGCAGCAAGCCGTGCTACCACGTCGACTGCCCGCCGTTCGAGGAGGCCCGCCTCAACATTGCCGGGCTGTGCATCACCGCCGGACTGTTGCAGGCACGCGGCTACCCTGAGGTTATTGCGCGCACGATCCGCGGGGCGCTTGTGGCGCACGACCACAAGATGGCCGCCCGCCGGGTCAACGCTGTTGCTGCCGGGTCGGAGGCCCTGACCATGCCGTCCGGGCAGGTCGGCGCGACGGCCCCGCTCCTGACGGCGGTCGAACTCCAGGTCGAGCACTACCGTTACGTGCACCGGATCAGCCGGAGCACGACCCTGGAGGCCGTGTTCCCGCTGTGGACGCACGGCGCGATCCGCGCGGACCTCGCCCGGCGCCTGGGCGTGGACATGATCAGTGTCCCGAACAGCCGGATCAACGCGTGGTTCGCGGAGCGTGGCGTGGCCCCGCAGTTCATCTACAACTGGCAGGACATCACCGGGGACGCCGCCGACTTCACCGCGTGGCCGACCGAGGTGGAGTTCCTGCTTTACCCGGCCGGTGCGTGGGTTGCCGGTGGTGGGGACGTGATCACGCTCGACACGATCTACGACAGCGTGAACCTGGGCACCAACGACTACACGGCCCTGTTTACGGAGGAGTCGTGGCTCGTGGCGCGCATGGGACCGGAGTCCCGGCGGGTTACGGTGCCGCTCGACACGACCGGCGCGACGCACGCCGGGGTGCTCATCAACCATGACGGCACCGCCGTCACGGACCCGACGACGGACTGAGATGGGGGCGGGGGCGGGACCGTTCACTAGTCCCGTCCCCGCACCGTCGAGGAAGGAGGAGCCGTGACGGTTACTACCACTCACGTCCTACCGCCCGCCGTCGTGCAGGCACCCGCCCGTCAACCGTTCCAGTACGGCCTGTTCTCCGTGCTCACCTGGCGCACCGGGGACAGGTGGGAGGGTGGCGGGGTCACGTGGACGCAGGACGCCAACGCCGGTTTGGCGGCCATGGGCGCGTGGCAGTGTGAGGAGCACGAATACTCGGGGCTGCCTAAGGTGTTTCACCGGCCTGACTGTGGGGCCGGGTTCGCCTCGGCGTTTACGATCATGGCCGGGCATGTCGCGTCCGCGGGGGCGTTCGGGGTCGCCGAGGCCCGGGAGGTCGCGGGGGGACGGTTAGCGGCCGGGGAAGAGGCGGCGGTTGAACGGGTCCTGTGGTCGGGGGAGGCGGGGCAGCATCCCAACTTTTCCGGTGTCAACGGGTTCCCGGCCCCCGCCGAGGTGACGGTGGCCACGATCCGTGAGGCGGTTGTTACCGCGGAACGGTGGCTGGCCGAGTCCTATGGCGCCCAGGGTGTTATTCACGCCCCCCGGTCGACCGCGACCCTCGCGGTCCTTGACGGCGGGGTGGAGGCTACCGGGGGCAGGTTGCGCACGGGCCTGGGTACGCCGGTGGTCGCGGGCGCCGGGTATGAGCAGGCGGCCGACGGGCACGTCCTCATCGTCACCGGTGGGCTTGTCGCGTACCGCACGGAACTGTTCGCGCCCTCGACCGGGGGTGGGGACCTGTTCGACCGGGCCACGAATGACATGTACGGGATCGCGGAGCGGTCGTATCTGATCGCGTTGGACACGGCCATGCTCAACCCCGAGTCCCCGCCGGTCTTGCGAATCACCGTAACCGGGAATGGAGGGGGCGTGGGACCAGCGGGTAAGAGTGCCTATGAGGTCGCGGTCGATAACGGCTTCGAGGGCACCGAGCAGGAATGGCTCGCCAGCCTGGAGGGTCCCGAGGGTCCGCAGGGGCCGCCCGGCGCTGACGGGCAGGACGGGGCACCCGGCGAGCGGGGTGAGCAGGGCCCGCCCGGTGAGCCTGGCGTGGTTCAGTCGATTGAGGCCGGTGCCGGGATCACGGTCGACAACACTGACCCGGCCGCCCCGGTGGTCTCCACTGAGGAGGGGGCGTGAGGATTCCGAACGATGGGCTGAGCGTGTACCCGCCCAAACGTAAGACCGCCGAGAAGCCGAAACGGAAGCGGCGCCGCCGCCCCACCGAGAACGACGAGGAGTAAACGATGGCAACCCACGCTTTTATCCCGGTCCTGGGGAAGCGGCTGCGCGTCACGCGCCTAGACGACTGCGGTAACCCGCCCGAGGGCAGTGACGAGGACGCGTTCATCGCGACCGACGGATTCGTCAACGTGTCCCTGTCCGCGCAGGTTGAGGACGGCACCGAGATCCTGGTCCGTAACGCGCAAGGTCATATTTGCGTGAATGAACGGCTCGCTAACTCGTTCAAGCGGTTCAACCTCACCGTCGAGTTCTGTGGGGTCAACGCGTCCCTGCTGTCGATGGTCACTAACGCCGAGGTGTACCTGGACTATGCGCAGGACGCGGCCGGGTTCACCGTGCCGGAGGGCGCGATTGAGAAGAACTTTGCCCTGGAACTGTGGACGGGCCTGTCGGGTGAGGCGTGCGCGCCCGGCGCTGAGGAGGCGTCCGGTTACCTGCTGTTGCCGTTCGTGCGTGGCGGGACGCTGGGGGACCTCACGATTGATGGGGAGAACGCGGTGACGTTCACCCTCAATGGTGCGTACACGATGGGCGGTAACGCGTGGGGGGCCGGGCCGTTCGAGGTCGTCATGGACGATTCCAACGCGGCCGCCGTGCTGCCCAGCCCGGTGGACCCGGGTGACCACCTGCTGTTGATTGATACGGCGTTGGCGCCGCCTCCGGTGTCCGCGGACCCGCAGCCGATGCCCGCCTAACCATGTACTGCCCCCGGCCCGGTCGCTGTCGCACGTGGTGGCCGGGCCGGGGGTTGTCGTCTACCAGGGGAGGCCCCCGTGTACCCGTGTGAGTGGGACCTGGACTATTCGGCCACCGATTGTGCGCTGCCACCGGACGCGGGGGAGGGGGACCGGGCACGGCGGGCCGCGCTGGAGGACATGGCCGTCGGGTTCCTGTGGGCCTGGACCGGTAAGAATCTTGGGTTGTGCACCGAAACCGTCACGCCCGTCCCCGAACCGTGCTCCTGCTACCGCGATTCAACGTTCTGGGGTCGCGGGCCCCGTAACGGGCAGTACCGGGTGACGGCCCGCCCGCGCCTGACGTCGGGTGCGTGGCTGCCGTCGCCGTGTGGCCGTCATTTAGCGGTGAACGAGGTCGCGCTACCGGGGCCGGTGCATGATGTGGTGGACGTGACGATCAACGGCCAGTCCACACCTGTGAGTATACGTGTGGATAACCGGCGTTACCTTGTCCGCACCGACGGGCAGGCGTGGCCGACCGACGGGTCCCTGACCGTCACCTACCGGCGCGGGGTTCCCGTACCCGCCGGGGGCCGGGTCGCGGCGGCCGTGTTCGTGTGTGAGATGGAGAAGGCGCTCAATAAGGACCGGGACTGCGCCCTACCTGAGCGTATCCAGTCCATCACCCGGCAGGGTGTCACCGTCGGCGTGGCCATTGACACGTTCGAGGATGTGGAGCGGGGGCGCACGGGTATTTGGCTCATCGACTCCTGGGTCGCCTCCATCACCCAACCCCCCGCCCCGTCCCTCGTCCACTCCCCCGACACGGGACGCAAAGGTGGGGCCGAGCATAGGGTGGTCACATGGCAGCCAACCTCGCCCTAACCGCCTACCTGCACGCGCTGCTGGACCGCGCGAAACAGTACGTCGACCCGGCCCCCGAACTCGTCATTGTCGCCCCTGGGGCGGAGGTCGCGTGGGACAACTGCTGCGGGCAGTTGTGGGCGAGGGTCGTTGACTTCGGCCCCCCTAGCGGTGCCCGGCAGGTACGTAAGGCAGACGGGTCCCTGTGCGCGATGCGCCGTCAAGCGCAGATCGAGTTGGGGATGCTGCGGTGCGCCGCGGTCGTCGACGACCACGGGCGGGCCCCAACGGCGGAGGAGATTAGCGCGGACGGCGCCCAGGTCCTCGCCGACGCTGAGGGGCTGTGGCTGCTGCTGTCATGTGAGGTGAGCGTGCGGGAGGTCGTGAAGTGGACACCGGTGGGCCCGTCCGGCGGGTGCGTGGGCGGGCACTGGCGGTTCACCGTCGACCTGGGGGACTGAGCCGTGTCGATGATCGTGTTAGAGGACGCCCGCGTCACGCTCGACCAGTCACGGATGACGGGGGCCGTGGCCCGGCACGCGGAGGCCGCGGCGCGGCGGGCGGCACAAACGACCGTCGCCCGCATTAAGGAGAACATTATCCGCCTCGACCGGATCGACACCGGCGAGATGCTCAACTCGTGGCAGATACGCGCCGACACCGGCGGCCTACATCCCCGCATGTTCATCTCCTCTACCGCACCCCACATGCTGTTTCAGGAGCGGGGGACACGCGCACACGGCCCGGTGCGCGCCCCGTTCCTCGTGTTCACCCCGAAAGGATCAAACCGGGTGGTGTTCGCTAAGTGGGTGCGGGGCGTGACGCCCGGGCATTTCGTGCGTGACGCGCAACGCCGTCTAACCCCCTCCGACTTCGCCCGCGACTAACGGCGTGTACTCTGGGGCGCATGGGTACAGACGCTGCGCACACCATCACCACCGAGGGCCGTAAGGGCATTCCGGTGGAGCTTGTCGGGAAGCGGTATGTGGTGAAGAAGCCGAAGTCGGCGTTGGGGTTACGGGTCGCGGTCGCGTCGAAGAAGGCGGGGGACGACCCCGAGGGCATGCTCGCCGCGATGGACTCCTTCATCGACATGACGTTCGGGAAGACCGACGGTAAGGCGATCCGGAAGCGGTTAGAGGACCCGGACGACGACCTCGACTATGAGCACATTACCGAGCTGGTGCAGGCCCTCATGGAAGTGGGCGAAAACCCTACTACGTAGTCCAACGGCTCGCGCGGGTGGCGTTGGACAACTGGAATGATGTGGCCGGTGAGGCCGTCGCCCGTGGGCTGGACGACCTCGACGAGATGCCGTTGGCCCGGTTCGTGCCGTTCATGTGGTGGTGGTGCACGCACGGGCGTGAGCAGGCGGATGTGGAACGGTTCCGTGCCCGCCTGTGGCGGCCCCCGCGGGGGGAGGCGCCCGCCCCACAGTCGCCGTGGTCGGCGGAGAATGAGGCGAGGGCGTTTCAGGCGCTTAAGGCACTCACCGCCGGGTAACCATTAGAATACGAGACGTAACCGTTTAGTGAGGCAGCGCGCGGGTGCCCGCTGCGACCAACTCCCGCTGGCGATAGGGCCGGGGAAACCTAGGGGAGGGGGTCGCGGTGTCCGAGGTCATCGGCGAGGTGTCTATTGTCATTGGCGCCGACGGCACCCGCTTTGAGGGTCAGCTACGTACCGTAGCCGACCGGGCCAGCCGTACCCTGTCCCAGCGGCTCGGCACCGCGTTCCGTGACGTGGGCCGCGGGATGGAGCGGGTCGGGTCGTCCATGACGAAGTGGATTACCGCCCCCGCCGTGGGTGCGGCCACCGCTATCGGTGGGATTGTCACCGCGTTCGGGTGGGGCCGGTTAACGTCCATCGACTCCGCCCAGGCCCAGCTCCGCGGCCTTGGGTACACGGCTGAGGATGTTGAGCGGATCAGTGATGGCCTTGTCGACGCCCTAGAGGGCGGCATGTTGACGATGGCCGAGGCGACGTTCGCCGCGGCCGGGGCTATGGCCGCCGGGGTGGAGGAGGGCGCCGAACTCACCCGCTACGTTCAGCTCCTCGACGCGGCCGTCGCCGGTGGCACGGGCACGTTCGATGAGATGAACCAGGTGTTCGCCCGCGTCACCGACCAGGGGTATTTGACGCGGGAGCTGTTTGACACGATATCGACGCGCATGCCCGGATTTTCGTCCGCGATCCAAAACCATATGGGCGTGTCCTCCGAGGCGATGTACCAGATGCTTCGCGACGGGGAGATATCGACGGCCGACTTCCTCGACATCATCGAGGGGTTCGCCGGTGGCATGGCCACCGAGTACGCGCAGACGTTCGACGGGATGGTCGCCAACACGAAGGCGTATGTGGGGATTCTCGGCCAAACCCTCCTCGGCGGCGTGTTTGAGCGGTCGAAGGAGTCGTTGGCGGAGTTCGTTGAGTTCCTGTCCTCGGATGAGGTGGCCGAGTGGGCCACCGAGGTCGGGGAACGTATCGGGCAGGCGTTCGAGTCGATGCTCGTGTGGCTACAGGACGCGATCACGTGGTGGCGGGAACTGTCCCCGACAGTGCAACGGTTCCTCGTCATCCTCGGCGGGGTCGCGGTCGCGGCGGGCCCGGTCCTCATGGTCGCCGGGCGCATGGCCCAGGCGTTCGGCGCGATCATCAGCATCCTACCGACCCTCGCCAAGCTGTTCGGTCCCCTCGTGACCGTCGTGCGCCTGTTGGCCACCGGGTTCCGGGTGCTGTTCGCGGTGATCATGGCCAACCCTATCGTCGCGATCATCACCGTCATCGTCGGCGCGCTCGTCTGGTTTTTCACGCAGACCGAGACCGGGCAGCGGATCGTGCAGGCCGTGTGGGCGGCGATCCAGGCCGCGATTGCCGCGGTAGCGGACTGGATTACCGGGACTCTCGTGCCCGCCCTCGTCGGGGCGTGGGACGCGATTGTCGGGGCCGTGCAGTGGCTCGGGGAGGCTATCTCGGGTACGTGGAACACGGTCGTCAGGCCGGTGTGGGACATGTTCGCGGGCGCCGTGCAGTGGGTGTGGGGCATCGTGTCCCCGATCTTCTCCGCGATCATCGACACGTTCACCGCCGTCGGCGGCTTCATTTTCGACGTGTGGTACAACGTCATCAAACTGGCGTGGGACCTCATGGCCGCCGCCATCACCGCCCTGTGGGAGCGGTGGCTGCGGCCCACGTTTGAGGCGATCAACGCGGGCTGGCAGGTCGTCGCATCGTGGTTCTCAGACCGGGTGGACGACATTCGTGTCGCCTGGGATGTGATGTCGCGGGCGCTGCGGGCGGTGTGGGACTGGATTAGCCGCAACGTGATTGACCGGTTCACCGCCGGGTTCCAGGCCATGCGCGACTTCTTCTCCGCCCGCGTCGATGATGTGCGCAACCTGTGGGAGTCCCTCAAGGCCCCGTTCCAGGCGGTGTGGACGTGGATCAATGACAACGTGTTCGACAGGTTCCGCGCCGGACTGGAAACGTTGCAGGACTGGATTAGAGGCGCGGTTGAGACCATCGGCAACCTGTGGCGGGGCGTCGCGAACCTCATCCGGGAGCCGATCAACTGGGTCATAAACACGGTGTGGAACGACGGGTTGAAGGCCGCGTTCGACAATGTGGCCCGGGCGATCAACTCGGATGCGCGGCTGCCCGCTGCGCCGACGATTCCACAGTTCGCGGCAGGCGGCTACCACTCCGGCGGTTGGGCCATCGTCGGGGAGGAAGGTCCCGAGCTGGTCAACTTCTCCAACCCTGCCCGCATCTACTCGGCGGACGAGTCTCGGCGCATGTTGGAGACCGGAACGGTGTGGTCGGATTCGAACCCACCGCACGGCGGCATCGGATCGTGGGTGGGTGACCGATGGAACAACCTGAAGGAAGGCGCCTCCGTTGTCGGTGGTGTCATCCGCGACGCAGCCGGTGAGGTCGTGTCGTGGGCGCGGGGCGGGTTGGCGAACCTCGCCGACCTCATCCTCTCCCCCATCTTCAACGCGGTCGCCGGGACCGTCGGCCAGTGGGGCGACATTGGCCGCCTTGGTGGGGACGCGATCACCAACGTCAAGGACCGCATGGTCGACTGGATCAGGGGCGAGGATGAGAAGGCGAACGTTCCCCCAGACGCGGGTGGCCGGTCGCTGCGCGGGGCGCTGCCATATGTGAACGCCGCGGCGTTCGCGCTCGCGGACATGGTGGGCGGCATCCGCACGATGCAGGCGTTCAACCAGTCCATGCACTCCTCCCACCGCCAGGGCCGGGCGGTCGACTTCGTGGACTCTCGTTCGACGCTGGACCGGCTCGCGAACGCTATCGTCTCGACCCGCGGGTTCGACAACTTCCGGCAGATGATCTGGCAGCGGCGCGTGTGGACACCGCAGGGCGGGTGGGCGCCGCAACGATCCGGCTACGGTAACGACCCGTGGCACCTGTGGCACGTGCACGCCGAATGGTTCGACAAGGGTGGGCGGCTCCGCCCCGGGTGGAACGCGGTATATAACGGCACCGGCGCGGATGAGCTGCTGGCCAACGTCACACCGTTGGTGGCCGCCCTACGGCGCGGGGACGCCACAGTGGCGGTGCCCGCACGGCCCGACCCGCAACCCGCCGCGACCGGCGTCGGGGCGGGTGACGGGGAGACACGCATCGCCCGGGAGGACCTGGATTACGTGGTGGACCGGCTGGCGGAGGCGTTATGGCCCGCGGCCCGGGCAGCGTCGCATGTCCTAGATTGGGCCGACATGGGCCGGGTGCGGAAGCGCGCGTCGGGACGGAGACGGTAAATGGGTATCGGGACAACTACGTGGGGCAGTGCCGTCGGGACCGGCGGCAACAACGGGCTGCGCCTCGGCTACCGGATTGACCGCACCTACCCATCGAACGCGGAGGCGCGGCTCAGGTTGCGGGTGTGGGCGTGGACCCGCTCATCGGTGAGCGACTCCAACAACAGCTTCAACCTGTCGGGAAACTGGTCGAACAGGTCAGGGCAGTCCCGCAACATCAACCACCCCACCGTCTACCCGCACTGGCCGACGAATAACCGGACCCTGCTATATGACGAGCTACTGTACGTTTCTCGGCAGTATGGGTCGTCGGTAAGCCGGTCATTCTCTGCGTCGTTCTCGGGGATCGAGGCTGCGCCGGGGACGGCGCGGGTGAGTGGGTCGGTCTCGGTAGCCGCGCGCCCATACCTGTCGCCGAACAACCCCTCGGGAGTGTCCGCGTCACGGTCCTCCGACACTCGCATCGTTGTGTCTTACTCCCACTCGGCGACCACGGCGCGGCCACGCACCCGGTTCCGCATCCGCCGCCGGGAGTTGCAGTCCAACGGGTCGTGGTCGTCGTGGATTGACCGGGGCACGTCTACGTCCCTGTCGTTTACTGACACGACCACGAGTAACCGCCGCTACCAGTACCAGGTGCGCGCGGAAGGGCCGGGCGGCAACTCCTCCTACGTCACCGCGACCTCGACGGTGGACACGTCCCCGTCAGCACCGTCGAACATGCGCGCGCGTGCCGTGTCTGCCGGGATCGAGGTGTCGTGGAATAACACGTCCCGGTATCCGACCTCGGTTCGGATAGAGCGGCAAGAGGACGACGGATCGTGGCAGCACTTCGCTACCGTCAGCGCTGGGACAACCAGCAGGGTCCTTAACGACCCGGACCTCACGAAAACGCATCGATTTCGGGCCCGCGCCGAGGGACCGTCCCTCAACTCCGGGTGGGTGTACTCGGAGCGGGTGGAACTGGCCGCGCCGCCGGGGGCGCCCACGAACCTGGGGCCGTCGACGGTGTGGGACGCGACCCAGCCGAGGGAGTTGACGTGGCGGCCTGCGCCGACGGATGGGTCGGAACAGACCGCGTTCGAAGTCCGCCACCGACTGTATGATCCGGCCTCGCCGGGGTCGTGGACGTGGACGGGGAAGATCAACTCGTCCACGTCCCGGTGGACGCTGCCCGCTGACACGTACGCCAACGGCGATGTGATCGAGTGGCAGGTCGCGACGTGGGGCGTTCACCCGGACCGTGGCCCGTACTCGGCGTCGAACTTGCAGACGCCGACGGCTCCGCCCACCGTGTCGATCAACGCCCCCGACTCGGAGACAGTGGTGGAGCAGTCCACTGCGCTCCTGGAGTGGGGGTACTCCCAGGATCAGGATCACCCGCAGATCGCGTGGCGAGTGACGCTCACCCGGGCGGGCGGGCAGTCGCAGGTCATCACCGGCGAGGGAGCCGACACTGAGTACCTGTTGACGGGCCTCCGGGACGACTCCGCCTACACGGTGGTATTGCAGGTGCAGTCCGCGACCGGGCAGTGGAGCGACCCGGACACGGTTGGTTTTCCGGTCGCCTACCCGCAGCCGCAGGCACCCTCGCTGGATTCCGGGTGGACGCGGGAGACGGGTGCAGTGTCGTTGCAGGTGGAGCAGCCCGTGTGGGAGGAGGGGTACGCCGAGGCCGACCACCACCAGATTTGGGGCACGTCAGACGACGCGGCGGCGGAGGCGTACCGGAACTGGCAGACCTTAGAGCGGGCCGCCGATGAGCACGGGCTGGCGGACCTGACGACGGTGACCAACGTTGTCACTAACCCACGGGGCCGCCACTCGGAGGCCACGTTCCCGATCCGGGAGAACCTCATCGAGAACCCGCGCGGCCGTCATCCTTACCAGTCGGCCCCGACGACGACGGTGTATGAGAATCTGGTAACCAATCCGCGTGGCCGTAACACGTCCGGGACGGTGACGATCCGGGAGAACCTTGTCGATTCAGGCCCCCGACTTACGACTTCTACCCGCAAATCCCTTATCTCTTCCACCGTGGCCTGGGGAGGTTGGGATGACTCGCACGGTGCAGCTATCCGTACAGCCTCGACTGGCGGAACGAGTAGCCGAGCGGGGTTCTTTATCACGGGGATGCAAGGTGACTCTGGGCATCAGATCACCGTGTCCCTTGACGCGGCGCAGGCACCGGGAAAAAACTACCGCCTCCGCATACTGCTACTAGAGGGTACTTCTAGTCAAGTGGAGAGCGGGTATGCGGACCTGACGGATGAGCGGGAACGGTATGTGTTTCACCTTGACCCTACCGGCTCATGGGATCGGCTGTATATCGACATTATCGACATCCAAGGTGCCATTGCGCCTGAGATCGTCGGCTACGTGGACCGTCTATGTGTCGAGAATGGGTTTACTGAAGGGGACTACTTCGACGGCGACACCTGGGACGGCGACCCCGACTTCACCCCGGAGTGGACTGGCACACCGGGGGAGAGCACATCGAGGTTGGTCGCGCCGAAGCCGGTGGGGTGGGTGGCGCCGATGGGCACAGTGTTCTATTCACAGACCTACGATGCGGTTGGCATGATTTTAGAGCCATTAGACGAGGGAGAGTACGAGAACGGCGTGCTGGCGACCGCCCTCGGCCCGGGTACGGATTTAGGTGAGCACACGAGCGTGTTCCAACTATGGACTGATACCGGGAACACTGTGTACGTCCAAGACGGAGTTGAACTTTCCAGCGGCGGAACTTATCGACACCCTGGCAGTCCCCACCAGTCTTTCGCATTCAGGTTAATAGCGGCGGCTAAGGAGGATGCCCCTGTCAACATCCTGTACCTCTGGGCAGGAGCCGTCCCCGGCGAGTACACCGGCCCCTACTTCGACGGGCACACATCGGATTGGGATGGCGACCCCGACCTCACCCCGCAGTGGTCCGGCGACGAGGACGACAGTGTGTCTGAACTGGTCGCGCCCCGGCCCGATAGGTGGGTAGACACTCTTACTCCGGGCATCGTCTACTACTCCCACACGCGGGATGCTCTGGCCGTGAAACTTGAGCACGTAGCCAACATCGACAGGATGGGCGCCGTCCTGTTCACCGCCTTCGAGGCGATTGAGGAGTTCCCCGAAGGCACGGACTTCAATGTCGTGGTCTCATTCATCGGCAGCGATACAGGCGAAGCAGTGGAGTTCCTGGACCCTGATGACGAGCCAGTTGCGATCTTGGAGCCGGGCGAGGAGACGATTGTTCCGCTAGGGACTCTGGGGGACTCGCCGGTTGTCTACGTCGTACCAGTCCGCGTACCGGGGACCGAGGTGTCGGTGGCGTATTTCCGAGCTGGGGCGTCTCGGGATGAAATAGGGCCCGTGCTGCCGTACTTCGACGGACACTCGAATCCGGCGGAGGTAGTGGACGACCCGGACTTCGACCTCATCTGGACGGGGGAGGAGGACCAGTCCGCGTCGGAGATATCCGCGCCGCTTCCGGCCGAGTGGCAGGCAGCCTCAGCCGGTTTCTACTATTCGCGCACTTACGATGCCTTGGCCATGCGCCCGATCCTGAGTGAGGATGGAAGGCGTATAGCGTACGCCGTCCCGCCGTTTGAAACCGGGGAGCGACGGCGGTCCATCGTTCAGTTCTGGACCGACACCGGCGCGCCGATGGACGTCATGAGCACGGCCTTAGGGATTGATCGTCAGCAGGGTATTCCAAGCGGGGGCACATTCGTTGGGGAAGCGCTGAATACGGTAAACCGTCTCGTCTATTTTATCGGGCACGAGCCCGTGAACGTCGTGTACTTCCGCAACCTCATATCCGATGAGCCCGATTACGTGGGCCCGTTCTTCGACGGTCACACCGACCGTGACGGGTTCCATTACGAGTGGGAAGGCCTGCCGGACCAGTCGCCGTCCACGGTGACGATGCCGGAGCGGTGGGAGGCTGCCGACACATTCGAGCGGCTGTGGTTCGACACCCGCGTCCTCATCATCGACGGACTTGAGGTTGGGGGCGCGTTCTCTTACCCGGTTCCCGCAGTGGGGGACGGCACCGGCAACGTTTATCAGGCGGTCACCGTGTCGGCGTTGCCGTCAATCGCAGAATCCGCGTTCCATTACGTGCAGATCAACTCCGACACGCGCGTTGACTGCCCGCCGCGCCGCGCCGACGGGGAGACGGGGGAGTTCTACCTCAACGGCGGCGAGGACTACTCGCTGGTGTGCCGGGCCGTGTATGGCCTCGAAGTCGATGAAGGGTTCGAGAAGCCGGACACGGTGCGGCACCGCTTCTCGGGCCGCGCTCTGCCGGTCGCTTTTTACGGGGACGGGGAGGAGTTCACGCTCAAAGTCGCGTTCACGACCTTGCCGGGGGAGGAGTACCGGGGAGAGCACGCGGCAACTTACCGGCAGTGGCGCGGCCTCGTGGCACGGCGCGGCCCGCACCTGTACCGCGACTGGCTGGGGCGCCGTTACTTCGTGGACGTTGAAGAGTTCAACGGGGCCCGTCAGCCGGGCGACCACATGGCCGTCACGATGCGGCTCACTCGTGTAGAGGATGAGGAGCCGTGAGGTTCACCGGGACCCGCGCGGAGCGGTGGCGGGTGGACCTGCTGGACTACCAGGACGGATATAAGCGGGAGCTGCGGGAGTTCCTAGGCGGCACGTATGAGGTCAACGGGAACCGGCCCATCATCGGCTCAGGGTCGATCAGCGTCGCATTCCACATTGAAGATGACGACGTGGAGTGGGGGCGCGACCGCTTCCAAGTGTGGTATTCACCCGGGTACGTGGACGGGGAGCGGGAGTGGTGGCCGCGCGGCGTGTTTCTACCATCACTGCCAGAGATTGAGTACGACGACGAAACGGGCCTGTTAGCAGGGTCGGTGAAGGTGATGGACAAGCTCCTCATCCTCGACCAGGATTCCCCGACCGGCCCGCACGCGGTGCCCGCCGGGGCGAGTGTCGTGGAGGAGGTCAATGATCTCATCGCGTCGGCAGGGGAGACCCGCGTCAACGTCGAGCCGTCCGGTGAGGTGCTGGCATCGCCCATCACGTGGGATGCGGGCACCAGCAAACTTCAGATCATCAACGACCTACTGCGCACGATTGGGTACACGCCGCTGCGGGCTACCGGATCAGGCCAGTTTGAGGCGACGAAGCAGAAGCCGGTGAGGGATCGGGGTGTGGCGTGGGAGTTCGCGCAGGGCCGGGACTCGCTGCATATCCCTCGGTGGGTCAAGAACGACGATTGGGCGGATACCCCTAACCGGGTTGTGCTCATCTCGCAGGGGGACGAGGAGACCGAGGCGATGATGGCCGTGGAGGAGCATCCGCCGGAGTCCCGGTTCTCATACGAGGCTCGCGGGCAGCGGTGGATCGTGCACACAGAGACCGATGTGCAGGTGACCTCCCAAGCCGTGTTGGACGATCTGGCTCGGATGCGGCTGGGTGGGCTGGCTCGCTCCTACTCCAATATGAGCGTCGAGCACGCCATGCTGGACTTGTGGCCGGGGGACCGGGTGGACTTTCGCACCGACGTTTACCGGACGGCCGCTGAGATTCACTCATTCACCGTCGCGATGGAGCCGGGAGCACTCGTGCAGGGCACGTGGCGGGAGGTAACCGATGCATAGCCCATTCGATGACTTTGATGAGTCGGTCCCGGAGGAGTCGGATTCGTGGCGTTGGGCGACGGTCACGTCTGCTAACCCGCTGCGTATCCGGCTGGATCAGGCCCCGGAACCGTTGCCGATTGACCCCATCAACCTGGCCGGGGAGCTGGCAGAGGGGGCGCGGGTGTGGGTGCAGCTTCACCGCTCCCATGACATGCAGGGCGGGGCGGTCATCGTGCACGGGTCAGGCCGGGGGAAGGCGTGGCGGCGGCTGTGGAACGCGCAGGGCGAGCACGTCACTGACGGGACGGTGCTCACCGGGTGGGATAACGCTCCTGGGGCGCCGAATAGTAACGAGTCGATCCTCAAGTATGGGATCGAGGGACCTGGCACGATCTCACCTACCCGGCCGGGGGTGTTTGCGACCTCCGCGTCGATTTTGTACTCCGTGGCGGCTACCGGGCTCAGACGGGAACTGCGGCTCCTCGTGGACGGTGTGCAGCATGAGACGGTGTATCAGAATGCGGATTCGACGGGCCCGGTGTCATTGACACTACCGACGGTCGTGCTGCATCTCGTGCCTGGGCAGTCGATAGCGATTGAGGGCCGCGTGAACGGTGACGGTCTACCGCTGCACACGCGGGAGTTTTTCAACGTGTGGTCAATCTACGAGGTATGAGGAGGAGTCATGGGACTCGTAACGTTGACGTGGGACGGGATCGCGTGGGCGAATATTGTCGCCGCGTTTGTTCTGCCGATCCTGGTGGGGCTGGTGACGAAGACGTTCACCAAGTCCGTATATAAGGTGCTGCTGCTCACCGCGCTCAACACGGTGCAGTCGCTGCTCGGTGAGGCGGTGCGCACCTGGCAGGACGGCGGCACCTACGACCTCGGCGTGGCGTTACAGACGCTCGTCATCGCGCTGCTCGTGTCGTGGGGTGCGTACACGAATGTGTGGAAGCCGACCGAGGTTACGGATAGGGCGCAGCGTGTGGGCGATAGGAGCGTCCCGCGCCGCACGACCGGGCCCGTTGGTGGGCACGACCCCAACTTCGGCCCGCACGGCGAGCACCCGCCCGAGGGGACCTACGGTGGCCGCCCGGCTGGGGGCGGCTAGCCGTGAATCGTGTCCACCCGCGAGAGCATCCGCTGCTCGACCGGCCCTTCGAGTTCCTGCTCGGGGCCGCTCTGACGGTCGCCGGGGTGATGATGCTCGCCGGGTGGGCCGTCACGGGCTCCTTCGGGTTCGCCCCCAGCTACCTCCAGTCCACACCGATTATCGCGGCCACCACCGCGGCCCTGAGCGTGTTGGGCGGGTGCCTCACCATCTGCGGCCTCGTGCGCGCCTACCAGGGCACGTCGGTACGCGGCCGGGGGTATGAGGCAGCGGGCCAGTTTTTCATGGTGCTGCTCACCTCGGGCTACGCCGTGCGGTTGATTTTCCTCCCGGACGCCCCGCCCCCGCCGGGGCGGACGGCGCTCATAGCGATCCTTATAGCAGTGTCGGTGGCGGGCGTGGTGCGCGCCGTCCGCCTGTTGCAAACCAACCGGAGGGTGACGCGCGCCGTGGAGGCAGCGGCCAGGGAGACGTTGGAGGCAGACTAGTTATGGACCCGTCGGTATGGGGCGGCATCGTCGGCGTCCTCGGCATCCTCCTCGGCGGCGGCGGGGTGGCCGCGATCATCACGTCCCGATCCCAGGCCCGTAAGACGGGCGCGGATGCGATAGCCGTTGAGGCGAGGGTCGGGCCGGAGGTCGACTCGATAGCCGTTAACGCCCTCAACGTCACCACGACCGCGTTGCAGGCGGAGAACGCGCGGCTCGTGGACCGACTCACCCAGGCCCAGGACACCGCCGACCGGCAGGCGCGCACGATAGCGGAGCAGGCGAGGACGATTGACCGCCAGGCCGAGACGATAGCCGAATACCACGCCCAGGTGCACCAGCTCACCGCCGAGGTGGAGGAACTGAAAGCGGACCTGGCCCACCTGGAGTTCCGGTTGAAGCGGATGCTATCGAACGGGCCGTGACTCATCCCGCGGCCTTCGTTTCGGCGGCACACCCGGGGCAGTTGTACGCCGGGTAGTACTCATGCCCGTACACCCGGCAGCGTTCCCGGGGTGGGGGCGGGGCCTTCGTCGTGTCGTCGGTCCACCGTTCGGCAGCTAGCCACGTCGAGGGATGGGGGATGAACCGTGGTTCGGGGAGGTCCCTGGAGGCGGCGTAGGCGCGGGCCGCGGCAATGATCTGTTCCGGGGGTGCCTTGGCCGTGGCCGTAGTGAACTCCGCCCGGGCCGCCTTGATGCCGACCCGGCGGGGGTAGGCATCCCAGAACGCCTGAAAGTCACTGTCCCGCGGCGCGGGACTCTTCTTATTACTTCTTAGACTTCTTATAGGAACATCTGCCCTAGAGGGCGGATCATCATTTGCCCTGGGGGGCACATCGGTAGTGCCCTCGGGGGAGGGTCGATCTGCCCTGGGGGGCACATCGGTGGTTTCAACGCCCGGTGGTGGCGTGGCGTAGTTGATCGAGTAGGACATCGTGCGGTCATACGCCCCGTCGAGGGCGTGCTGCTCACGGTCAAGCATCCCCGCCCGCTCCAACACCCCCAGGGCGCGGCGCACCTGTTTGACGGAGGCGCCGAGGTCGCTGGCGAGGTCCTCGGCCGACGCCCGCCACCACATCCGCCCGTCATGCTCATAACCGAACAGTCGCGTGCGGAATCGGATGCGGGCGAGGGTAGCGGCCGCGGCGAAGTCGCCGCCGAGGGCCTTGGTCACGTGTGGGGAGAGGGCGGTGAAGTCGTCGCCGTTGACCCATTCGGGTTGGACGGTCACGGCCGCACCACGTCGGTGGTGTAGGAGAGTGTCTGGTCGCGGCGGCTGGCGATCCGGTGTTTTTCGGCGTGGAGGAGGCCGCGGTCGATGAGGCGGGCGAGGCAGCGGCGGACCTGTCCGGGGGTGACGCCGAGGCTGTCGGCGAGGGCGGGGGCCGAGGTGCGGTACCAGCGGCGCCCGTCGTGGTCGTATCCGTGTTCCTGGGCGCGGGTGTGGAGGTAGACGCCGACGTAGGCGGAGGCGAGGTCACCGCCGAGTTTGCGGGTGAGGTCGACGGGGATGAGGGTGTCGTTGGGGTGCAGCAGCATGGGTGTCCTTTCGTGGATCGAGCTGGCATATCTAGGATACGGCATGTTCGGTGGTTAGTGTACCCTCGTGGTGTCGCTTTCGGGATTGAGCTCTCGGAGGACGAGCAAACAGGGCTACGGCCCTGGGGGTGTGGCAGCCCCATGGCGGGCCCCCGCCGCGAGGTTGGGGGTCCGCCTTTTCGCCCTCATGAGTTATACTGCGATTACTCCGGCCGTCGTAGCCGGGTGGGTGCCCCTTGGAGGGGGACATATGGGTACGCGGCCCCGGCGGATGGTTCCCGCCGGGGCCGCACTACATTCCGGGCCGGTTATGATGACAGTCGACACCCCGTGGAGAGGATCGTGATGGTTGCTGACGCCAGGCATATCGAGGTGGAGTCCACCCTCGCCGTGAAGATCAAGGACCCCGCTGACCTTTCCCGGCGGCTGCGGGAGGCCGCGCCCTACCGGGCCGTGGCGGAGGCTATCGGGGCGACATTTGGCTATGTCGGGCACCTGGCGATGATGAAGCGGGAGCGGGTGGGGCTACAGACCGCGCTGCGTCTCTCTCACGCCCTGGGGGTGAGGCCGCAGGAGTTGTTCGAGGTGACGGAGGCCGATTGGCTGCGGGAGTCGTCGCTTGTGTGACCGGAGGTTGCCACATCCCCCATTCTTAGGTGTACTGTTAGTACACACAGAGAGAGGGAGAACCTGATGAGCAACTACACCCCCACCCCCCGTCACGTAGGCCGCATGCTCCGCGACCGCGCCCGCGCCGAGTGGCTGCGCCAGGCCGAGGCCCACGTCACCCTCGCCCGGAACTGGAACGAGATGGGCCACCCTGAGGCCGTCCGCGAGGCCGTCGAGACCTACGCCGCCAAGGCACTCAACCTCGTGAGCGGCATCGGCAGGTACGCCCTCCGCGACCAGCAGGACCGCGCCCGCCGCGTCGAGGCCGACCTCGCCGCCCTCGGCTTCACCCGCTGGGTCGGGTGTTGCGCGGCCACCCCCTCTAGGCTATACTGATAGTACACACACAGAGAGGGAGGGAACGACATGGCACGCATCACCCGCACGGTGGCAGGAATCCTGATCATCACCACGACGATCTTCGCCGCCGACGGGAACCGCGTCTCCATGCCCCCCACCCGCGCGGACCAGCCCGTCATCACCCAGATGTTCAACTGAGGTTGCCTAACCGCCCCCCTAGCGCCTATACTGGTAGCACACACACAGAGGAGAGAGACCATGAACACCACCACCATCCGCACCGACACGGACAGCCCCCTCACCGTCGACTTCTACGACAACAGCCGCGGCGGATTCGTCGTCCTCACCCAGGGCCCCAACACAATGGTCCTCTCCCGCGAGACCGTCGACGCCCTGCACGCCGCCCTAACCCCCCACGTCTTCTAACCCCCCAGACCGCCGGGGGCGGCGCCCCCCCGCCCGGAGTCCCGCCCCCGGCCCCACCCCGAGAGAGGACCACCATGGCCGAGCACGCCAACCTGTTCGACGCCCTCGTCACGTTCCAGATGGAACTCCCCAAGGTCGCCAAGACCAAGACCGCCAACGTCCCCACCAAGTCCGGCGGGTCATACCAGTACACCTACGCAGACCTCGTGGACGTCACCGAGGCCGCCATCCCCCTGCTGACGAAGCACGGCCTGGCCTTCATCACCACCCCCCGCCAGACGGAACGCGGCTACGAACTCGTCGGCATCCTCGCCCACACCAGCGGCGAGAGGATCGAGGGCGCCCTCCCCATCCCCGGCAACACCGCCCAGGAAATCGGCTCCAGCATCACCTACGCCCGCCGCTACCTCCTCGGCGCCATGACCGGCATCGTCACCGACGACGACGACGACGGCTCCATCGCCACCGAGGCCCACCACCGCCGCGAACGGGAACAGCGGGAGGCCACCCAGGCCCGCCGCGAACTCCACGACTGGACCCAAAAGTCCGGCCTCAACCCCACCGAAATCGGGCGCCGGTTCGAGTCCGACTACGGCTACCCGATCCGCCAGGCCGACGCCGAACAGGTCCGCGACTTCCAACACCTCCTCGCCCGCGAGGCCGCAGAGCAGGCCCTCGGCCACGAGCAGGACCAGGACGACACACCCGAAGAGCACCACAACTAAGAGAGAGAACACACACCAATGACCGACCACCTCACCCCCGCCGACCACCTCGCGTTCCTCCTCGCCCTCGAAGCAGGATTGAAGGACCAGATCGCCAAGGCGAAGCGCCGCGTCCTCGACGAGGCCGCCGAAACCCGCACCCGCTCCTACGACACCCCCGTCGGGCCGATCAACATCACCCGCAAGGACGCGCCTATCGAAATCACCGACGAGGCCGCCCTCCTCGCCTGGGTCAAGGAACACCGACCCGACGAGGTGGAAACCGTCGAACGCGTCCGCCCCGCATACATGAAGCACCTGCGGGAGGACCGCTGGACCATCGTCAAGGGCCAGGTCGTCGACACCCAGACCGGCGAGCTTGTCGACTTCGCCGCCCTAGGCGACCCCGGCGAGCCGTACACGGCATGGCCCGCGTCCAAGGAACAGAAGGCCGCGAAGGCCGAGGCACGCATCCTCTTCGAGCAGCGCGCCGCCCTCCTCGCCCCCCTCTTCGCGGAGATTGAGCCATGAAACAGATGACGCCCACCCTCCACTGTGACGGCAACTACGGGTTCTGCACCGAGTGGGAGCTGGATTATTACGCCCTGAACGTCACCGCGGTTGCCCGCACCGTCATCACTAGCACGGAGCGGGCACCCGGGTGGCTGTCCACCGACAACGGCGACTGGTGCCCGACGCACTCGTGAAAGCGATCCGGTTCTCCGGCGGCCCGGCCGACCAGCACGTCGCCGCCCTACGCGAGCTGCCGCAGCGCTTCACGTTTCCGATCATCCCCCCGCCGCATCAGGCCCACCGCCGCCTCGTCGCCGTGTATAGGCTCGACACCATCAAGGGCGTGACCGTCTACCGATACCAGGGCAGCGAGGAAGCATGACGGCGACAGTACATTTCGACATCCCCGCGGACCTGTGGCTGTCCTCCAACCGGCTACCACGTAACCGTAACCACCTCCACCGCATCGCCCTTGAGTTGCACGCGCTCGCCGGGTGGACGGCCCGCGCCCAGCTCGGCCCCCGCACGATCACCCCACCTGTGGAGGCCCTGTGGACCGTCCACTACGCGAAGGGCACGGGGAAGGCCGACGCCGCCAACGCCCAGCCGACAACGAAACGCCTCCTTGATGGGCTCGTCAAGGCCGGGCTGCTTGCGGAGGACGATGACACGCATGTACGCAGGGAATCGTTCATGCGCGGCCCTAACCTCACCATCACCGGCCCGGCCCGCAGACCTTTACGCCGCATCACCCTCACTCTCACCCCCGCCGAATAGCCGCTACCGCTAGGAGATGCCATGTACCCGGAGGAGTCATTCCACGAAATGAGGGAGGAGGCCCTCAGGCGTGTCGAGGGCCTATCGGCACCCGCCGCGCTTGAACAGCTCATCGCCGACATGGCGGGACTCAGCGAGCAGGCCGACGCCGCCGCCATTCAATCCCAGGACATCATGGCTGGCCTGAACGCGGTCGCGCTGCGCAGCTTCCTTGAAGGGCTACGGCTGGGTGCGACGGTCGTCCACTCCCGCGAGTTTCCGCTGTCATGAAACCCTCAACCCGGCGGGCAGTCGATGAGCGTGACGGTGGACGGTGCCGTCGCTGCGGGGTGAGCCTCTACGGCGGCATGTCCTCCCGTCACCATCGCAAGCCCCGGGGCATGGGGGGCGCGAACCGGGGGGACGCCGACCGGTTGAGCAACATCGTATCGCTGTGCGGGTCAGGAACGACGGGCTGCCACGGCTGGGTGGAGTCGAACCGTGAGGCGGCCCGTGAGGAGGGCTGGCTGATCTACTCCGGCGATGATCCGCGGCACATTCCGATGCGGGACTGGCGCGGCCGCCTGTTCTTCCTGATGGACGACGGTGGGGTGGTGTTCAACGATCCGCCGCTGTTCTGACGGGGCGGTTGTGTGGCCTCCCCTCATAGGCTATACTCAGAGTACACACAGAGAGAGGCAGGAACCATGCAGACCTTCACCATCACACTCAACCCCACCGTCGGGGCGAACGGCCCGCAATACCGGGCAACCGCCCCCACCGCCCTCGCCGCCTATGGCCAGGTTATGCGGGGGCTGGGTCGCAGCGACAAGGTTCTGAGCATCCGCACCCTCTCCGGCGGTCCCGCGCACTGGGTCATCGCGCCCGGTGCCTTCACCGCCCGCGTCGCCCCCGCCGGGATCGAGCCCGTCGCCAACCCGGACACCTTCCACCGTTACGTCTAAGGGGGCA